ATCTACCTGTAGTGTTGTTACTGGGACTCTGTGGGCTGGGGAAGTACATGCCGCTGGAACGACCAGGAATACTGCGTATGGCGCCAGGGATGGCACCTTGAATACTTTTGACACCTTGTGTGACTGCTTCGCTCTTGGCAATGCTGGCAATGTTTTTGCCTTTGAATGTGTTGTAGGCTGTGCCAGCTTTTTGTACAGCGCCAATGGCACCCAATAGGCCGCCGCTTTGTAAATCTTCCAAGATGCCACCGCCTGCATCCAACAACCCGCCTTGTCCAAACACTGTGGCTCTTGACCCAGGTCTTGCGATGGGACTGGTAGTGGTGTCGTAGTGTGCGGGATCCGCAAAGCCTTGAACATTGGTATCAGGACGCTGATTACCAATTGCACCAGAATAGTATTTTACTGTTTCGTATGCAATGGTCATGGTGTTTTGCATTGTGCCAGCACCTTCAGCATAAGAGTATTGATCATGATTGAAAGCTGTAATTACTGGATTGATCAACACATATTCAGCAAACTTGTGTTGGTCCATGCCATAGATACGTATGTCACGAAAGAATGGCGGCTTGCCCGATGCTGAACTTGTGCCATCGTTAAATGCTTCGCCAATGAATCCCCAATCGTTGACATTACCCAGTCGTTGGTTTTCGTAAATGTCTCGAGCATTATAACCAAATCCTGATGCTTTGTTGCCCGACTGACCAAGACTACCATTGGTACTGTTGGGTGCTAGATAATTTTGGCTGGGATCTTTGTAGTAATAACTGTAGTAGTTGTACCACATGTTGCGCACATTGTCGCCTGAATCATCATGAAATGTCAGTGTGACTGGTTCATAATTGATCTTGGTCTGTACCACACGCTTGCGATTGTACTGATTGAGAGTTTCTGTCGCAATACTATACTTGGGTAGGTCTACTGTTTTGACTACCACACTGAGATTTTGTGCTTCTTGTGTGCCAATGACTTTTGAGATTGCTGGAATGTCTGAGTTGAGCGTGAAGCTCACATGAAACAGGAACTTGTAGCGTGGCTTGAGTTCAAATGAGTTGGATGTAAAGGCTTTGCTTGCGTGAGTGTAATCACGCAAGCTGCTGGTGCCAGTAAAACCTTGTAAAAATTGTTGGCCGAATGTTGGCATATTAGCCCACTAAGGGTTAAGCGCCTTGACCAGCACCTGTGACCACATCACCAACTGTTCTACCAATTGCTGTACCAACTCCAGTACCGTTAGGTGTCTGGTTAGCGTTGTCGTAAGCGATTGTCATGTTAACTGTGACACCTTCGTTGGTGCCGTAGTTTAATTCGCCGTAGTCTGCACCTTTTAAGTAACAGCCATACAATTCCCAGGTTTCAAGAACCACTGGAGTTGCAGCACCGTTGCCGCCGTCTAGGATTTCAATCTTGGTCAAGAACTTGTAATCAATACCAGAAGAGGCAGATGCCATTTCCAAGAAGTCCATTTGCTTCTGCAATTGCTCACCAATCAACTTGCTTACGCTGCCACTGGCATCGTCACGCACTGAGCAAGCAACGTCTGCCCAAGAGTGGCGGCCGGCCAGTTTCAATGTTGAGTTGTAGATTGGCAATGCGATTTCTTCGAATGTCAAGTTAGGACGAGCCACGCTCACTACCTGCTTGGTTAATTCTGTTGTTGGCTTTGAAAGGCCAAAGTTTTCAAACATCACTCTAAAGCGATATTTGAGTTTTGGCATCAACAAACCTTGTACGCTAGAGCTTTGATCGCTAGCTAGTGGTACTGTCATGCGCTGTAATGATGAAACTGCCATTTGTTATCTCCTATATGTTTATTTACCTGGAAAGGAGGCGGTCGAAACCGCCACCTTTTTAACCTCCAGCGCCTCCGGCGATCTCACCAGTGTTCTTGATACGCAACGGAATATAGATAAATTCCACCGCTTTCACTGGTTCTATGGCAATATCAACCCACAGTTCGTTACGATCAATACGTGCTGGCGTATTGTTGCTCAAGTCGCAAACCACCAAGTAGTCATAGATCGCACGTTTGGCAATCAAGTCAATCATCAAGCTGTTGCAAGTGTTAGTGATCTCGTTGCGTGTGATTGTATCATTGGGTTCAAACAAGTACAGTTTGCCAATTTCTTCTAGACGTCCACGCAAGAATGCAATCAATCGTGCAACGTTGATACGATCCAGGGCCGTGGTAGTCGCGGTCGAAGTCTTGTTACCAAAGTTGGTGATACCAATTCCTGGAATAAACGTGATTGGATTGATGTTGCGCTCATACAAGATATCACGTACACTTTGACTCACGCCAATTTGGTTAAACTCACCTGTTGCGGCATCAATATAACCAATTGAGGCTGCATTGTCAATTACACCACGACGTGTACCTGCTGGCGCTAACCATGGGTAACTTGCGGCATCACTGCGCAAGATTGTGCGAACCATCATGTGGCTTGGAGGTTGAACAACTGTGTTGCCGCCAAGGTCAGTGGTCTGGCAACTTGGGTAGAACACACCGCAATAGTTGCTGGTTGCTGAATTACCGTCACCGTTGGGTTGTCCCAGGCCATTGTTGTCGGTAGCAAACGCTACCAGGCTGTTGCCATCTGGTCCAAGACGCATTGGTGTATCGCCCACAACAAACAATGTGTTGTTACGCTCGTTGCTGAGTGCAATCATGTTTGGTGTCAACTCTGGGTAAGCAGGTGTTGCAATAATGTTGAACTGTGTTTGTTCTTCACGTGCTGTGACGCTGGTATCAATACCACTCTTGAGTGCTTGAACAATCAATTGACGTTGTGCCAAGCGACCTGACCACATGGCGCCATTGTCTCTGTTGCCACTGGTGCTGAGCCAGGTATTGAGATTGATCAATGCCCAGTATGTACCATTGCTAGGATTTTGATTGGCAGTAGGAGCCAAAATACACACATAGATACCATTGTTGTAGCTTACAAATTGATTTTCACCATAAATTGTACTGGCTGACCATGCATCAATTGCATAGTCAGTAGCAGTGGTGGTGAAGTAACTGCTCTGGAAGCTCTTGACATTGTAACCCGAACGGCGTGTGTTAAACAACAACATGCCTTGTGGATACAATGCTGGGTTAGGAGCATCTGGATCAAGATAATCACTTTCCAGTAGATCTTGGATACTTGGGATTGGATCTGCCACGGGGTCTGTGGTGCCATTAGGTGCCCATCGTGCATCAGCAAACAGGATACCATTTTGTGTGACTTGGTCTGAAGTGTCAATTTCCACCCATTGATCAAGTCCACTTACACTTTCCCAACGATATAGTTTGGGATAGTTTTCCAAGTCTGATGTGTCTACCCACAAGTCGCCGTAGGCCAAATCACTTTCGGCTGCGTCTGTTTGTGTGGTAGGCGCTGTGGCCGAGATGATAGGACCAGTAGCATTACACAAGGTCAAATCATAGCCGCGAACATCGTTAGACACCAATTGGTATCCTTCCCAGGCGCCGTTGTCCTGGATCATGATGTCTACTTCGTCTACTGCACTGTAATACCACAGTCTTCCATCTACAGGATCTTGATCTGGCGCTGTTGGGCTAGCACTGTAGGTAAACAGTGGAGTAGTTACAAAATTACTCAATATCAGAGACCCTGCTATTGATGGACTCTGACGTACTTTGTCCGTAGATGTAGTAAAGCCTGCAGCAGTGATAGGAGTACCTGATACGTTTGTCACAAATATTGTACCACCTTGACTGTGTGTGAACACAATGTTGCCTGCGGTGTTTACACTAGCTGACACATAAGGAATATTAGCTGCTGACACTGCTGCAATAAAATCTGCCACACTGCCGGTGCCACCAATTGTGGCGGTTCCCTGGTTGTTGGTAGATTGTCCAGCAGCAGTTCCAGATATATTAAAACTATTACCTACTGTGAATGATGCAGGTGTTGTTGTTCCTGTTACTTCTGTAGCACCAGTTGCATAACGATTTAAAATTTCAAATGCAAATGTTGCCAGTGGAGTGGTTGAATAGAAAAAACTGTTAAACAACACATAACTAGTGCCTACAGGAATATTTTTTCCGCCACCAGTAGGATCAAGAGTATAAATTGCAGTTGTGTCGCCGGTGAAGGCAGGCACTGTTTGTGCCACAAACGTGCCCAAGGTGGCACTGTATGATTTGAAGCTCAAGTTCAAACCGTTGTTGGCTGTGGAAAGATTCTGCCATACAGAACCTGTTGGACGACCACCGTCAGTATCAGTGGTTCTCCAGCGTGGTTGTTCATAACTGTAAGCTGGTTCATAGTCAGGAGCCGCATACTCACCTGCTGAGATGCCCAGTGCTGTAAGCAAAGCTGAGCCACCCACTGTGCCTGCGTCAATTGTGACAACGCCATTGTTGCTCAGAGTTGATCCATCATTGGCTGCTGTAGAATCTGCATAGATACGCAACACATTGCTTGTAGCAGTGGCAGTAACGCCTGTTATACTAGCAGCGTTGATGTTGGCAGCCAATCCTGCCACTGTGGTTGTGGTCACCGTGATCAAAGTGTCATTGATGTAGATATTGTTGCCTGCTGTCAAAGTAACAGGAGCCGCAGATCCTGTCACAGTAGGCCATGAAGTTTTCCAGGCGTTGCTACCAATCTGATTCCAGGTATTGTCGAATTTTTTGTAATAGCCAAATATAGTCTTGCCCACTGCTACTATTGCATAGTCACCAATGGACCCAATAGAAGCTTTGGGAGTGTTGCCTGCAACAGTGCCGTTGCCACTCACACAGTCAGTAGCATCAGTAATCTCCAGCGGTACTACATTGGTAAATGTAGCAGTGGTTTGATCCCATTCAAAAATTCCCCAGGTACTGACAGTGGTATCCAACCAGTAGTCACCGTTGGCAGGAGCACCAGTTGGGCGTGTTAAACTTGCAGTGAGTTCTGTTAGATCAATGTCCACACGTTGTACATACGCACGGTTAGTAACACCCAAAGCAGAGTAAGCGGCTAGCAAGCCATACTCGTTGAGTTCGTAACCATTGATTGGTGTACCAGTTGTGGTGTTGTAGAAGAATGGCACACCAAATGTGGCTGCCAAATCACGCTGACTGGTGATTAAATATGTTTTGTTTGCATTAGCGGCAAGTGTACCTGCTGCTACGGTTACTCCGTCGCTGGATACTTTGTTTTGTGCTGTGGCAACTACAAAGTAAGGTACTGTGTTAACGGCTGAAGGGATATATTGACTCTCGTCAATTACTGTTACTTCTACGCCTGGTGATACTAGAGCCATAATGGATTCCTTTTCAAGTTCTAATATTTATTGACAAGTGCCAAAAACGGCTGAGTTGAGCGCCCTTTGCCAAAGGTCCACCATAAATACGCCATGCAAAGACCCATTTGTCAGTCATGTCATCAGAGACCATGTGCGGTGAACTACCGCAAAGAAGATGTCACTCACTATAGATCACGATGTGAGAACTGTACAAGGAAAGGGCGAGGTGTTCGGCCACGAGACCCTCGTTGGAAGTCTTCAGGTTACAAGAAAAAACCCGCATGTGACAAATGCGGGTTCAAGGCCAAACTGCTGACGCAATTATTGGTGTTTCATGTTGATGGAAACCTCAACAATTCGGAACAACGAAATTTAAAAACAGTTTGTCTCAACTGTGTTGAATTAATTAAAAAAAATGATGTTACTTGGCAGCAGGGCGATCTTGAGCCGGATTCGTAGCCAGTGCTTTAACCTGCTGATACAAATCGTCTAGAGTACCGTTATTGTCTAGCACCGCGTCAAATTTTGTGCCTACCCAGGCTGTTTCGCTAGCATGAATGCCTAGCTTTTCCATTTTTTTGTGACTCAGGGCCCAGGTAGTGTTGCCATTGGCGCCACGATTTACACTTGCTGCTGCCTCATACCAGGCAGGTTCTGGGCCACGAGTCACTCGGATCACTCGACCCCCGGCATTTTTAATTGCCTTGATTTCGTTGGGAAATCTGCAGTCACTTATAACAACATCATCTTGGCTGTGACGCAGTTTGTTTTCCAAACTGGCAATCCAGATGTCGTCGTGAAATCCGGCCCTGCACACTTCTGTACCCCAGTATTGCAAGATCCAACGTGGTGTTAGAGTGGGCATGTGTAGTCGTTCTGCCCACCAAGGATCCACTTGCTCACGCCATTCGCGGGCTTGTTTTGTGCGCCCTTCCAGCATGGTTCTGTCCCAACCAAACACTTGACTCACGGCATCTTTCAGTGTGCTTGCAAAACTTTCTCTACGGAAATGATGCAGGTTTACAAGGTAATCAGCAATGGTATCTTTGCCGGAGCCAATAAATCCACAGATGCCAATGATCATTTGAGTTCCTTAACGTTGAGATATTTAAGCGTATTTTGTAACATGCCTATTTGTCTACGACAATCTTCTAATGCATGATGGCTGGTGAGAGGAATCGGTTGTTCGGGCCACAGACTAAACACAGTTCTTGAATCTCGTACCATGTAGTATTTCCAAGGCAAAGGTTTTCCATAACTTTTGTAGGCATGCTCGAGAATATTCATATCGTAGGTTGGGCCTTGGCTCCAAATCAGCTTGGAGCGCCAGATTAATTTGCTCAGTTCATCCAGGGCTTGGTCCAATGGAATCCGATCTTGTTCGCCAAATGCTTCTTCTCTAGCATGTTCAGGTTGATTTGCCCACCACTCAATGGTTCCATTGTCAATGGCACGATTTTCCTGACTTTCCAGAGTAACTCTAGCATAAAAATGTTGGTCGTAATGGCCTGTGCCAAACGGATCAAATGCTTGAGCAGCTATGGTAAGGATAGTGGTGTCAGGGCCTGTTGCCAAACCCTCAAGATCAATCATTAAATGCATTCAATGATTGTAACACAACTGCAACGGTTTGTCTAGTGTGTGTTAACCAATAACCCAGGTAAGTGGCTGACTTGCGTCCACATACATGACCAATTCCTGTATCTTGGCATCCATAATCTCTTTGCCTTCAGTCTTCATTTGAGTACCGTTTAACTGCCCACCGCCTTGTGGGCCAGCAATTTGAGCAAACTTTTCACGTGCTTCACCAATGATCATTTTGCAAGCGCCAACCATGTAGTCCCGAATCCATTGACTGATTTGGTAGTCACTCAACAATTGGATTTCAGGTTTGGTTTGATACACCCAAAGCAGGACATTTTCGCCAGTGCCTTTGGGATCACGAATCAGTTGCAGTTTCTTTGTGACCGGATTCCAGGTGTAGTTCATGTAGGCACCAAACATACGCCCGGCCAGTTCAACGTATTGGCTGTAGAAGTCGTATGTAGCCAAGCCGCCGGCCACGTTGAAGTTCATGAGGTACACGTTGATTGAAGCCTGGGCGAATGGGTCAAAATTCGACGCAAACGGTCCTGTTGAATCGCCAAACGTTCTGCGGAATATTTGACGTACACTGTACACTTCTTGGGGCAAGGTGTATATGTTTAAATCACGTATCAACTCCATGAAGATGTATGCTTCTTCATAGGCATTGTTGGCACGTTGGCGATAGGTGCCAATTGTGCGTTGATATGCCGCTTCGTAGTGCGCAGGGTCTAATTCAAGATCAACTATTTGATCACCCATGGTTAATTTGCAATACTCAATAAGGTTTTGCTTTAACTCAGGTAATGTATTTTGTTCAGCCATTGGGGGAACTCCGTTCCCCCTTATTTACCAGGCTTTGAGTATGATCAAGTTCTCAGTGCCCCGGGCATTCCAAGGTGTTTCTGTAGTGGTCAAATCCTTGTAGATTTTACGTGCCGCTGGCTTGCCTGCAGCCTGTATGGCCTTGACAACGTCTGCTGGTTTACGCACAGTTTTTTGTAGTGTTTCCGTAGTGCTAAACCCAATTACACTGTTGTTCTTGATAGTAAACGCCTGAGTATAGTTGTCTGCTACCACATGAATCAACTTGCGTTTCTTGGTATCGTACAACCAGGCTTCTGCTTTGTCCACTAGGCTTGCGGCTGGCAGTCCTTTGAGCTTGAGCTCTGCAAACTCTAGTACATGTTTGAATTTTGCGGCACGTTTTTCCGGGGGTACTGCCTTGACCTTGCGTGGTTTGCGTTCCACTTTCTTGATCTGTACATACGCACCACAGTCGTTGATCACTGCTTCGCAAAATTTCACACAATTACGAAGTTGGATTTTGCTGAAATTTGAATATGCTTCCACCAGCATAGCATCTTTGCCTTTGACTACTTCTTCAAACTCTGCTAGTTTACGTTTCCAATTGTCAGTAATAATTGATATCAGTTGAGGAGCCACGTTCATGCCACGAATTACCATGATAGGTTTATAGTCTGCTGACATTTTGGCACCTGCCAACACAAACTCGTCGAACATGCCGTCTAATTCCCCGGCACACTCCAACACCTTTTCACGAAGCCGATCTTGAATATTGGGCCGAGCTACTGCATCTACAATCGGCGCAGATTCCACTTCAATCTCTTGTTTGCTTGTGAGAATTTCTTTCAGCATGTGGTCTAGCTTCAGTTGCTCTTTTTCTGCCAACTCAAGTCCCACCATGTTCATACGACACAACCATCCTGTGGTCAAACGTATGGCAGAATCTGGGATACCTTTAAGAGTACGCACATCTGCTTTGCGATCATGTGATTCCAAATAGTTTACAATCATGTCACGGGCATCTTTTTTTCCGTAGAAATAGTTGTACCATGAGAATGCCTTGCTCATAGCACTGATACGATTGTCTGTGGGTTGCGTTTTCCACACAGGTTCCATGCCCATGGCATTGGTATCTGCACTACGTGGATTTAGCGGTTTAACGGGTTTCATGTGGGCTCCTTTTGGATTAATGTAGTAATTATAGCAGTTCAGGATTTATTGGTCAACCTGCCCATAAATACTACATTATGCCACGCCTAAGTTTATACCGCCCAAATCGAACCCGCGATTACCAGTTTTTGGACCGC